AGCATCTGACCAAGCAAAAAACTCTGGCTCTTTATCCCATTCTAAGTACATCCACCCACGTTCATCATCCCACGCATCAGAAAAATTATGCGGGAATGCATTACCGGTATAGATAACATTACCTTTTACTTGTCGCTTATGAAAGTGACCCGTGAAAACATAATCTTGGTTCTGAAACATTTCAGATTTTAGTCCGCCGTGATCTGGCATTTCAACCATAGCATTCAACATAAAGTACGGAAGTTCAAAGTGACCAAACATATATTTTGATTTTACTTTCGGTACTTTTTTCCATTCATCTCCAACTAACCAACTAACTAGCGCAACGTCACCTTCTACATGTGTATCTCTGATTAGATGAACATTTTCTAATTCTTCTACAAATTCAACAGAGTTTATATCACGGCTTTCCCGATAAAACAAATCGTGGTTACCTAAAATCATATAAACATTGTCAAATGCTTCACTTAGCTTTCTTAATCCTTGAATACTCCACTTCATAGTAGAGATATTAAGACTAGCACGATTGTGGTGCCAGTCTCCACCAAAGATACAAGTCTCACATCCTTTAGCGTGTGCTTGTTCAATGAACCAGTCTACAAATGCGTCACAGTCTTCATTATGCTGTCTTGCATTATTTCGCATACCATAGTGAATGTCTGTAAAGAATGCTAATTTGTCGAATAGTTTAGTCATCGTCTGCGTAAATCTCTTTAATAGTTTCAGTAGGGATTTGTTCGTCTGTAATCTTAGTACTGGTAACTTTTTTCCAACGTTCTTGTGATTTCATTTCGTGTTCAAGTTGCCTTGTCCAACTTGGTGCTTGTCCTGACTTCTCTAACAAGTCATCACGAATACCTTGATTTTTCTTTTCAATATTAAGAACACGGGTGAATGAGTTGTTCACTGCGGCAGTGTAATAAGCAAACGGGTTATCTGATTTCGCTTCATTAAACTGTAGACCAATCTGTGTCAACTGTAGTAGAGCTTGTCCACGCATTTCGTCAATGTATGTATAACCACGCCAGTTAGCACGTTGCGAATAACGCTCAACTAACTTGATATACATGTTTGCTAGTGTTGCCGTGATACGACCAGACTCTAAATCAAACTCTTTATTTTTGTTAAAATGTGAAATACCAACTTCAGTGACCTCATCATTTCTAAGAATGTAATGCTTATAAGGTGGGAAGTTTAGTTTCACTTTATGATCTGCTACTGTCTTTGGGTTTTGTTTACGTCCGGGTTCATCTGGAATGTGTTCATAAGTCATTACTCGAAATACAATTTCTTCTTCATTGAATGAAGTTGGATCCACAGAAAAATCTGCTTGTTTTTTCTTTTTGTCTGTGTTTAGATCCCATGCTTCTTTCTGTAAACGGTCAGCACGATTTTGTCTTGCCATATCCATTAGACCGTTAATTTCTTCTTTTATGTTTAATTCGCCTGATATATTATCAATAATAATATCAAATTTATGATACAAATCTCTGTCTTCAAACCAACAAAAGTTTGACTTAGATATGTGGATTTGTTTTAACATATCTTTGTTGTTTAAATAATTTTGACCTCGTCTAGCCATGGTATACTCCTAATATTACATTAATTATACAACCAGAGAAAGCAGTTGTCAAGCGTTAAGTTCGTACATTATACGCAGATAAATACTGCTAAGATTTAGGAGAACCAGTATGGCTTACAATCCATATATAGAAGAACAACCAGTTTTTATAAAGGACCCAAGTAATAGATTGAAAGAGGCGGGTTTGAAAGAAAATACCTTTTACTTTCCTTATACGCCTACTATTAGTAGTATAATCAATACAAACTATAACGTGGCAGCCACAACACATTCAAATTATCAACAAGCATTTTTTGAAAGTGCTGCTAATGCTAGTTTTTCTATTGCTGCTCCAATCATAATTGAAAACGAAGAGCAAGGTAGACATATCATAAAAGCATTGAACTTTTTTAGAGGCTCCATGAAAATGAGATTTGGATTAAATGATAAAGAAAGAGGTCTCCCACCACCTGTATTACGTTTTACTGGTCATGGCGTGTATGTAAATGTTCCTGTTATTATAACAGATTTTACATATAACTTAGATTCTGATATGTCTTATATTGATGTAGATAATTTAGATAATGGAGAACCTGTCAGACTTCCAGTAAGTAGTACATTTGTTATGACATTACAAACTACATATTCTCCTAAAAATGTAAGAGAAAACTTCACACTAGATGCTTATCTTAGTGGGCAACTGAAAGGAAGAGGTTATGTATAAGAAACATTCTCCATGGAGTAATACTACTATTCTATATGATAGAATTTTAGATATTCAAAAAAGAAGATATATTAAAAAAGATCCACTAGATGAAGAAATTCTTATACCTCAGCAATATGATGGTAGGCCTGATTTGTTCAGCTATGAAAAATATGGTACATCGAAATATTGGTGGATTTTTTCAGCAAGAAATCCAGATACGATACAAGATCCTATAAATGATTTTAAGGCTGGTACAATGATAAGAGTTCCACAAAAGAAGAATATTGAGCGAATGGGATAAAGAATGGCGGTAAGGTCACAACGTAATAATAATCCTGGTAATATAAGGACTAATTCAACAGCATGGGAAGGAAAAGTCGGCGACGACGGCTCTTTCGTCACCTTTGCTACACCTGAACACGGTGTTCGTGCTATGACAAAAACTCTTTATACTTACCAAGAGAAGCATGGCAAAAGAACATTACGAGATATTATTGGTCGTTGGGCGCCACCTAATGAAAACAGTACAGCAACTTACATTAGTATTGTTTCTAAAGAAACTGGTATTAATCCAGATCAGCCTATAGATTTACGTAACAATCCAAAAACAACAGAGCGTGTAATCAATGCTATGATTAGAATGGAGGGCGGTAATAGTGCTGTAAACTATTTTAAACCTCATGTTTCAAATGGTATAAAGATGGCAAATGGTGAAGTTAGCACACCAACCTCTAAATTAGGAAATAACACATTACCTGGATTAGGTAACCCTGATATATTATCGGAAATCGCACCTGAACTTCCAGAAGGAGTGGGTACTGATAGTCAAACAAGTACCGCTGGACCTACATCAAGAGGTGGTCGTAGAGGATCTGATAGCCAAACAAGTACCGCTGGACCTACATCAAGAGGTGGTAGAAGAGGATCTACAGATAACGTATCAACATTTAATTCTACTACATTTGAAAATATGACATCAGTTTTGAATTGGTTAGAAGATGAAGACCAATTTTGGGAAAATGAGTTAGATTTTTATGAAAACTATAGTTATGATTTAGAATTTCTTGTAGTTCCAGTTGGTGAGTCAGAAAGTTTTTTAAATTTTAAATCAGTATCATTCGAACAAATAATTAATAATCAGTGGCCAGCAGAGAATTCTAACTATGTTACTATTGCTAAAACTGGGTTAACAACAGAATTTACAGTAGATAATCTACAAATAAGATCAATGGGAACAGGGTCAGGTGATGTAAACAAAATGGTAGGTACTGGTGTATCACTTTCATTTGACTTAAGACAAGTTGGTAATACTAGTATAAATGACACACTTATAGGTATCGTAATGCTTATGGGCTATGCATCTATTGCGGATGCTACATATTATATGAAAATTAATTTTAATGGTTACAATTTAGATGATCCAACTGACGCCCCACAATTACCAACTACAAAAGTTATACCATTCAAACTTAACAAGTTAAAAGATATCACAACTACAACTAACGAAACTGGAACTATTATAACCTTAGAAGGTACAATAATTCAACAAATGGCAACTTTGGCAAATGTTAATATAACAGAGTATCCATTCGAATTTACGATCAAAGACACACTTGAAGAAACTATCAATAGTTTTATAGATGATTTGAATGATGTTGTTAGTTCTCCAGAAAATACATCATATACCGCTGAACAGTTAAGATTTTTAACTGAATATGAAGTAAGATTTGATTCATCTATGGACAGATTTAAATCAAGTTCAATGATATCGAGTACAAATGTTAATACAAGTGCAGGTAATAATACTGTTTCAAAAAGAACTAACTCTATTAATAGCGGTGAGACAGTTGGTAATATAACCCCTGGGTTGAGTGTCATTGACGTTCTACATGACATATGTATTCAATCTGCTGAAATTAAAAAAGAGATATTGGTTGAATCTGAAACATTTAATAATGTTATACGAATTGAACCGGATGTTATACCTAAACCCGGCGGGTATAATGTTATAACAGGTGAAACAGGTTCTACTGTAATCTATAACATTATTATGAAACGTGAATTTATAGACCAAAATGCTGCTAACCAATTGTCTAAAATGCAGGAAGTTAGGAAAACTCTAGATGAGATATTTGGCACTGGTAGATGTAGAAAAGTTTATTATTATCACTACACTGGCTTGAACGATCAGATTTTAGATTTGACTGTTTCATTAGATAGACAACTAATAAAAACATATAATACACCCAAAGATTCATTTACAGCGTTTACTTTTTTGAAAGCAAATTCTAATTTGCATATTGCGTTAAGTGAAAAACAACAGCAAAAGGTGGACGAACTACAGCAACAAGCTAATGACATACAAAAATTAATAGACCAAAAAGACGGAGAAGCCGCAAAGTTACAAGAGGAAATTGCTGGTGAAAAATCTAAGTTATTGTCAATTATGGCAAGTCAAAAACGTTCTACGGTTGCCAATGCACCACCTGGTGCACGAGATGAATTTGAAAAGAGATTCCAAACTTTACAAGAAGCATTAGATAATGGAGACTCTGTATCTTTAGCAGCACTACAAAGAGAATTTCCAGAAGAATTTGCTGAATTAAAAAACAATGAAGGTTTTAACAGATTACAACAGTTAGACAAACAACTTAAAGAAATTAATAATCAAAGAAATACAGAGCAGGCAAATCAAAATAAAATAGACTCAAACATAAAAAGACGTTTTGAGGAACAATTAGGTATACAGTTAGGTGATGCACTCCAAGCACAGGCAGCTAAACAATCTGCTACACTTTCACAGTTTTCAAATGGTGGATTTATACTAGCAGAAGAGTTAGGTGATGATTTGATATCTAGTAAGATGGATAGTAAATCCTTTGGTGCGTTACTTGATACTTTGATTTTGAACCCTTTAATCTTTAAACGTGCTATTATTCCATCACTTATGGAGGAGAAGAAACCCAGAGTATTCAAAGTTCCAGATCAAGAAGAAATGGAACTAGCAAGACAGAAGTTTTATGAATCTTTAGATGGTGATACAAGTATGCATCAACTTAGTATGACTATTAAAGGCGATCCGTTTTGGTTGGAATATTATTTAACTAAAGAACAACAGAGAACGCATTTCGGTCAAAACAATACAAATGATAATAATAAAGGATTTTTTACTAATATAAATGGTAACAATTATTTTGTTCTTGTTGTGAATAAAGCAGATGGGGTCGATGAACATGATAACATTATGGTAGAAGAATTAGAAATATTCATATATCTAGTTCGTTCTACTATAAGTTCATTTAGTGGTGGAATGTTTACACAAACATTTGATGCTATAAGAATACCTGTACCTAGATTCTTTAAGGATATACCTAGACTGGAAGCAATAGACATAGAAGAAGAGTTGGATGCTTTCGGAGGATTTGGCGATACTTCTATAGGAGTTGATGGGGTTACAGGTGGAAATGGTATATTTGCTGTTGACGAAGATGGAAACATACAAGGTGCTGGAGGCAATGCAAACGTCGGTGGTGGTGATGGTAATGGTTTTGATTCTATAGCATTTCAGGAAGGGGTAGATACCGCGGTGTCAAATCCAACTGTTGGTAACCTTAGCGGCTTACTTAGTACATTAGGTGGAACAAATATCAACACAGAAGATGCACAATATCTTCTTAATTCAATGGTTGCTGAATTTGGAGAAGGTGTTGATGGATTACCCGATGATCCCGAATTGCGTTCTATATACACCGAACTTATGACAACTGCAGCAGGTTCAGCAGGAATTCCAATAACTGATTTAGGATTTACCGAATCAAACTCTACGCCAGAGTTAGATAGTATAACAGATAACACTGACAATGTAAAAAAAGTTGAAACTTTAACTGAAGAGTTAGAAACTGTAACAGAAGAACTAGATGTATTTGAATTAGACCCAGAAGTAGAAAAAGAAAGAATTAAAGAAAAAGAAAGATTAGAAGAAGAAAAACTAATCGAAGAAAACAACACTTCTCCGTTTGTTTTAGATACTGTGACAGTTCTGACTAATCCAGAAACAGGTGAAACGGAAACAAGAGTGCAAGTCAAACCTTCATTGATAGATCAACCTGTTATTATACCTAAACCTCCTGGTGCGTTACCTTCGCCTGCTATAGACAATGGAGACGGTACAATAACAGTACCAATTACAACAGCAACTGGTGATATAATAACAGTTAGTGAAGAAGTTTCTAAAGAGCTAAGAGCTGCAAATGATATATGGGCTGATGTAAGAAAAGCTATAGAAAACTTACCTCGTAAAGAAGTACAGGAAACTTTTGATTTTGGAGATGGAAATGTAGAAACGTTTACTGAATTGTATCTAGTTTGGGATGAATTTCCAGATATACCATATACAGACGCAAACGGTAATACACAAGTATTAACAGCAGAAGATTTAGGAATAACTTCATTTTCTGATAATCATGGTCTAACACCAGCTGTAATGAACAATTTTATAAGTCGTATAGGAAATATATTTCCGAACATAACAACAGCGAGAAGAAAACAATTAGATCCTGAAAATGCAGGTGGGCCATTGAGAACAGAGATAGGCTCACTTGACGTATTTACACCAATAGAAGAGGCTGAATGATATGAGTTTACAGAATGAAAATACAAACAACTTTGCTAAAAGTGTAAAAAGAGAGAGAAAACGTGGTGAGAACCCGGCTCTTAATGCTGTTAGTAGTGGTATATATCATGCTATAACTGTTGGTGGCAAGCCTGATCCCGAGGGACGTGGTAGAGTCGCAGCTTATATTCCTAAATTAGGAGGTGATCCTGATAACCCGTTATTTTTTCAGTATGCTTCGCCATTTGCTGGAGCTAATGCTAACGGTTCATATGGTTTCTTTTCTACGCCGCCCGATGCTGGTGTAACTATTATGGTATTCTTTGCTGACGATGGTGAACTAAGTGAAGGTTATTACTTTGCTGTGGCGCAAGAAGTACCTGACGTTGCTGCTGGTGGTGCAGCTGGCAAAGCAAAAGCTGACGGTACCGGTCAGGGTGAAGGAAGTTTTAAAAATCAACCTGCTGCTAAATCGAACCACATTGAATTATCTAAAGCACAAGGTAAAGATACTACTGTAATAGATAAGAAGATGGACTCTGACTCCAGAGCGGCAAGACGTAATGTAGGTACAGATTCAAAAGATATTGGTCTTTCTGATAAGCTAGATGGAAAAGACGGATTATTTCGTGTTAAAGAAGGAAAAGAAAAACCAGAAGACGAGGTTACTACTGGTAGAAATCAAAAGAATACTTCTAACAATAAGAACACAAAAACAAAGAGAAACGAAGAAGCAGAAAATCATCCAAGAAATATAAACACTGCTACTCAAGGTATATATGCTGATTCAATAAGAGGTCAAACTACAGCGAGTCCAACTCGTAACGCAAGTTATAAAGAACCTAAACCAAACTCTGTGTATGGTTGGAAAACACCTGGTTCAAATGCTATTACTATTGATGACGGTAGTGTAGGTGATGACGGTTTTGTACATCCAAATCAGATTAGAATACAAACAGGCAGCGGCGCAAGTGTCATCTTAGATGGTACAAACGATATGATTTATATGATTAATTCCACTGGTTCAGGTTGGGTTGAAATTGGCGCCGCAGGTGAAGTAATGGTATATGGGCAAGGCTCTATATCTATGAGAGCAGAAAAAGATTTCAACTTACGTGCTGACCAAAATATAAACATTGAAGCAGGAAATAATATTAACATGAAAGCAGGCAATGATTATCACATTAATGCTGATGACCAGTTTCATGTAAAAAGCGGTGGAACACAATTCTTCACTAGTGGTGGTGCAAATCATACAAATGTAAAAACAAATATGTATGTCACAACAGGTGGTATCTTACATTTGAATGGTCCAAAAGCAGCAATATCTCCTGGTATATCTACTGTATCACATGCTGATATTCAAAACTTAGAAACAACAAAAATAGACGAATCTGTATTATCTACAATGGTATCACATGAACCTATGCTTAGAAAGAAACCTGCTCCTGCTAATACCAGTAGTTCGAGTGATGGTGGTTCGACGGTAAACTCTGGTAGCATCCCTCCAGTAAAAGAAGATCCACTAAGTAAAATTAGAAATGATGAATCTGAACCGCCAGCAGAGCAACTTACTACTGATACATCTATAGAAGAGCAAACAGGTAACGGTTCTGGTTCTGTTAAATATATCAGTGGTTTCTCCAATCAAACAAGAAACAAACCAATTCAAAATAGACTGTTTAGTATACTAGAAAGAGCAGCAGAATCTGCAGGTGTCGATGTTGATATTTTCTCTGGAGGACAAGATCCAAAAGGCACGCCAGGTGGACGTAGAACTGGTAGTATAAGACATGATAATGGCTTTGCTGCTGATGTTTGGATTTATAGTAATGGTAAAAAACTAAGTTGTACTAGTAACTCTGATTTGCCTATTATGAAAAAATTCTGCCAAGCATGTTTCAGTGCAGGAGCAACAAGTATTGGTGTAGGTCCAGGTTATATGGGTAATGTAGGTATTCATGTTGATATCGCTCCATCATCGCCAGCAGCAATTTGGGGATCATCACATACTTCAGCAACAGCGCCAAGTTGGTTAAGACAAATAAGGACAGCGTAATATGATTTATGATAAACGAAAAGGATCATTGTTAAATTACATTCAGCTTCCGTTGAATGTTATAACACCTTACGGTACATATCTAGGTACTGGTTATGATATCAATGAACAACCTTCGTATACACTTTCGTATACACGTGTTAAAACATTCCCAGCAAATGAACTAGTATTCAGTAACATGAGCAAAGATGCTATTGTTAACGATGTTATACCTTCACTTGAAATAAGAAATGGTATGATAGGTTACAATTATGAAATACCTGATGTTGAATTTAAGTATGGATATATCACAGTTGCTTCACAGCGTGTAGACATTTCAGAACAAAAAGTAACAATTGATGCCGCAAAATTTATATTAGAAAAACAATTACGTGCTATTGGAAATGTACTTGAAAAGTTCGTAACACAACCGTTAGGTCAACCGCAATTCGATGCTTTGATACATTACTTCTACTACGAGGGGGTTGACAAAATAGAAAATCACAATATTATAAAATTAATCAATAGAGAGAAGTGGTTTGAAATAACAGATGAAATACAAACAAACATAAAAAGAGGCGACAAAACGGATGAACGTCTTGCCGCCCTAAGGATTGAAACTGCTAAAATGTGGAGTTATGTTCCTGGATTTTAATCAGTCGGTCTTTCGTCAATAACCTTATCTGCTAGTCCATAAGCTACTGCTTCATGTGCGCTCATAAAGTTATCACGTTCCATATCAGCTAATATTTGTTGGTATTGTTTATGTGTGCTGTTATGTTTGACATAGATTTCAGTTAAACTTTGTTTCATTTTCAGAATTTCTCTAACTTGAATTTCCATGTCAGTCGCTTGACCACCTGCACCACCGCTCGGTTGATGGATCATATGTCTTGCGTGTGGTAAAATATATCTTTTACCAGCAGCACCAGCTTGTGCTAGTAACGATCCCATAGAACATGCTTGCCCCATAACAGTAGTTGACACATCTGGTTTGACAAACTGCATAGTGTCATAGATCGCCATTCCCGCAGTTACTACGCCACCGGGAGAGTTGATGTAAAAATGTATATCCTTATCTGGGTTTTCACTTTCTAAGAATAGCATTTGTGCGCATAGTAAATCTGCTTGGTAATCATTAACTTCGCCTGTCAAAAAAATGACACGTTCTTTTAACAATCGGGAAAAGATATCATAACTGCGTTCACCGTTCGCAGTTTGGTCAACGACCATTGGTACAAGATTGGGCATTAAAAAGTCCTTGAGTTTGGTTTTACCATACTTTTAAAAGTATCTAGTTCTTGGTTAAGTTCTGCTATTCTTTTATATGCTGTTTGTAGCTGACCCTGTAATGTGAATACTTCATTTTCAAGAATTTTGATCTTTTCAGATGATGTATCCTCAAAAGGTTCCCAAAGAACATTACTACTAACCTCAACTCCATACTTGTCGAAGTTTATTAGATTAGATTCGAATTCTTCCAATGATATTGACGGGTAATCGTCATAGTCAAATTCGTACTGTACATCTACTTCATAGTTTGAATAGTCTAGTTCTTCTAAAAATTCTAGTTCAAGTTGTTTATGATGCATGTTCATCTCCTTCACGATGATATATTTAGTCTATACTAAAAAACTTTTGTTGTCAATATCTTTTTTCAAAAAGTTCGTAGTTTATATGCAGATAAATACTCTTAATCAAAAATAGAGAGAAAACTATGGCAATTAGATTCACAGGATTTAGTACAAAAAATAAAAAGGCAATCAACCACCGTCTTTTTGATAAAGACTTGGTGATCGAAGACTTAATGAATCATATTATGACTCGTAAGGGTGAACGTGTGATGATGCCTACTTATGGAAGTATTGTACATGATATGATTTTTGAACCATTAACACCAGATGTTAAGGGTATAATAAGACAAGATTTGACTGAAATTATAAATGAAGATCCTAGAGTGAATTTAGAAAGTATTATCATAGATGAATCAGAACATACATTAAACATTCAAATACTTGTTTCAATCATTCCAACAAGTGAAAAAGTTGAATTAACAGTTAATTTAGAAAGAGAATAATATGGGTCAGGAAAGAGTTGACAATTTATTTGCGGGCGAGAGTTGGAGTGCTGTTTATACAGCATTTACAAACATTAGTTTAAAAGCATATGACTTTGATACTATCAGAGAAGCATTACTATTATATGTACAGGAAACATATCCTGACAAATATAATGACTACATTGCTAGTTCAGAATTTATTGCTATCTTAGATATTGTTGCGTATTTAGGACATTCACTATCATTTAGACTTGATATGAATACCCGTGAAAACTTCTTAGATTTAGCAGAACGCCGTGAGTCTGTACTAAGACTAGCAAAAAATCTTGGCTATATTAAAACAAGACCTATCAATGCTCGTGGTTATATGAAAATCACAAGTGTTACTACATCACAAGATGTTACTGATAATGAAGGGAATTCTCTTGCTAATACTACTGTTAACTGGAATGATGCTAATGACGTTAACTGGTATGAAAACTTTATTACAATTTTAGACGCTTCTTTCACAAAGAATTCAAAAATTCAAGACCCTATTGCGAATATGACAGCGTTTGGTATAGAGAATAGTCTATACGAAATTAATGAAAACAGAATAGCTAAGAGTATTACTTACCCATTCTCAGCAAATGTAGCAGGTGCGAGTAGAAGATTTGAATCCGTACGTGCTGAATTTGACGGAGACAACGTAATAGAAGCAGAACCTATTCCTACTAAAAACTTTACAATTGTTAATAGAGATGACAATCTTGGTCCAGCTTCTGATAGAACAGGTTTCTTTATCTTCACAAAACTAGGCGAACTTGCTTTTGAAAATTTAAGTTATACAAAAAGACTATCTAATCGTGTTCAGATTTTAAACGATACGAATATTAGTAACTCAGATGTTTGGATTCAAAGATTAGATAATGAAAATAATTATGTTTCTAGTGTATCTGTTGTAGATAATGACAGTAGAGAAACAGCAATTTATAATTCTCTAAGAAACGGAAATGGTGATCTAGCTAGTGTCACAACTAACATAGATAACTCTATTCAAATCAACTGGCCTGACGGCATCTTTGGTAATGCTCCTTTTGGTAACTATCGTGTTTGGTATCGTAAAACAGACAATGAAAACTTTACTGTAAACGGAAATGATGTACCCGAAGCAAGTGTTACTATCCCGTATATTGGAGCAGATGGTAGAAATTATGCACTTACAGTTACGCTAACAACTACAAGAGATTTCTCCGAAAACTATGCCGGCGAAACTTTTGAAAGTGTAAGACGTATTGCTCCACGTGCTTATTATTCACAAGACAGAATGGTAAACGCACAAGACTATAATATTTTCCCACTAACACTTGGTACAAATGTTGTAGAAAAAGCAAAAGCAATTAACACAAGTTTTGCAGGTAATTCACGTTTCTTTGAAATGGATGATCCAACAGGACATCATTCAAATGTTTCTGTAACTGGTACAGATGGATCAGTTTATATTGATGATGATATCATTACAATGAACTTACCGTTCAACAGAGCAAACGGTAACAGTGATGACTTTATTCGTAATGTCATGTCAGAAGTTATCAAACATCCTAGTTTGATTAATCTTTACTTTTACAATTATATGTTTAATGTTGATAGTGTTATCACAACACCTAAATTAAACTTTAACGTAAGTCCAACAAATAAAAAAGTTATCGAAGTAATATCAACTGATACTGAATCTCAGACTGTATTGTATCCTGGAGATCATATTCTTACAGTTGGTACTGAAGAACTAGAAGAAACTTGGACAACAATATATGGAACTACAGTTTCAGAAACTGGTGATAGTATTGACACATTTATTATTAATGATATTATCCCAGAAATGTCTGGTAGTATATCTAAAGTTGTACGTGGTTACAGAACACGCTTTGAAGATATTGAAATTCAGAATATCAAACAAGAAAAAATTGAAGACTTATCAGTTGACTCTTTCAAAATTAAATACATCCCAGAACCAGATACAAATAAATGGGCATGGTATGTACATGATGATGTTACAGAACCTGAATTAATTGATGGTGAAGATGTTTTTATAACATTCACATATAAAGCAGGCGCAAGACAGAATGAAGCAGAGTATGTTGCTAAGTTTACAGGTAAGAAAGTTGTATTTGAGAGTGAAGACCAAGTTAAGTTCTTCTATAGTAACAACAAGTTTATTGTTGACAACGAAACTAATCTAATAGAACGTGACATTATACTTTTTAACTATTATAATACTATAACATCTGGTGGTCAAGCACAAACTACCGGCGAAGATATGATAGTTAATATCGGTACAGCACCAGTGACAAATGTTGTAGATAATAATGGAACTATAACATTCGACGGCGTATACAAAAATACAGGCGCTGAATTGACAAATGACTTTGTTGAAAATATGAATTGTTATAACCCAACATCTACACGACATGTATTAGTGTCACCTGTGGGCCTTGAATATCCAGTAACACCTACGTCACCAAGCAGTACTACAGTTATAGGTAACTCGCCATCTTACACGGTTTCTTATGAGTTAGACAATGCTTCTGAAATAGTTGGAACAGTTATTGATACCGGAGAGAATCCTGCTGTAGAAACTACAAATGAATATGTTTATTCTATAAATCCAGCAGTAATAAGTGAAGAAATCGATTCATGTACATCTGCCAAAAGTTATACAACAACATATAATGAAGTACAACTAACAGATAACTCTTTCAAAGGTAAAGTTAGTACACAGTATTTCAATCAAGCACAATCATCTAATAATTTTGTTTGGATTGATGAAAACCATCTACCAACAGGTGAAACATTAGACACCGCAGTTGCTCCAATGGTTGGTGTACAAACCGAATACTTCATTCAAAACAACGGTGGCGTATATACATTTACATTCCCAGATATGGTACAAGATGGTTGGACCATCGACAACCTAGACGGTGATATTAGATGGAAACAGTTTGCTTATGGAGAAGCAAACTTTTCTAGTACACAATCAATAACTGCAGATAACATCATCATTAAAGATCCTAGCGGTACTATTATAGACAATGCTCATACCGAATTTAGAAAAAATGGTAACGATCATAAAATTATATTCTGGACTATTAATCCAGGTATCGGATCAGTGCTAGATATATTCATAGCAGGTTCTGGTGATGCTGATTTAACAACATTCACGGTGCGTGTCGAAAGAACAGTTGAAGAAGTTTCTACAATACAAACAGCAGTTGAGACATATGATGAGATTGAAAGCTATATCTACGATGAGTTCATAACAAATGAAGGTTATGTGGACTATCATAAAGTAAAACTATATGCTTCTGACACATCACGTGATCCTCATGGTGTTCTACAAGTATTTGTTAACGTTGATAGTAGTAATTCTTTAAGTGACATAGGTGATGTTTCTATACTAGAATTTACACATATTGTACTTGAAACATATATGGTCGATGGTAAAACATATGAAAGAGTTTCTGATTCTGTAATAGCATATGATGAAAATACAAATGATGAAATACCAAAAACAGCACTAATACGTTTCTTAATTGAACCAACAGCTACAGACTTAGAAGATGGTATTTGGCAGAAGCGTGTCGCAGGTGTTTGGACAACAAACTTTGATTATGTTGATATCGCACCTGGTAAAATTGAATATGATGGTGTCAAGTACAGAGTAGTTAACGGTCGTTCATATGTAGAAGACAAATTTATGAGCTTCAGATGGGATCATTTTGCTGACGAAGACAAGAGAATTGATCCAAGTACAAGTAACATTGTTGATATCTATGTTCTTTCTGCTGACTATGTTCGCAGAGTAAATACTTGGATTTCTAACGGCTTTAGTGAAGTTATACCACAAGCACCAAACAATTACGAACTAAGAAAAATGATGGAATCAATTGAACCTAAAGCAATGATTTCTGATCACATATCTTACATACCAGTTAAATTTAAATATCTGTTTGGTAAGTACGCACATCCAGAAAATCAAGCTGTATTCAAAGTAGTTAAGAAACCTGAAACTGCGTTCACAGATAGTGAAATCAAAACAGCAGTTTCAGCAGCAGTTAACGAATTCTTTGATATTGACAACTGGGACTTTGGTGAAACATTCTACTACTCAGAATTAGCTTCTTATATTCATAATAAGCTACCAAATCATATCAGTTCAGTTGTTATCACTCCTAAATACGAAACTACACAGTTTACAAACTTACTAAGTATTAGTAGTGAACCAACAGAAATATTCTTAAGCGTCACAACATCAGAAGACGTAAAAATCATTTCAAATATCGTATCAGACGAACTAGTAGGTGAATAATAATGGCGAATAAAATATATGACCTTTTACCGGTACATTTAAGAAATAAAGAACTGCAGACTATGTTCGACAGTACTTTAGACAGGGCATTTTCTAAAGGACAAGTTGATAAAGTAAGAGCGTTTATTGGTAGAAAAGAAAAAGGTATCTATAAAGAAGACGATGCTTATGTTTCTTTCCCTGAACATCTTTTTCAACGAGACAACTATGGACTAGAACCTGTTTTCTCTAATGTAGACATTGGTGACAATATATTTTATGATGACTTACTAAACTCACTTTATAATAAAGGTGCGTTAATTAATGACCATAGAAGACTATTCAAGTCTGACACTTACACTGTAAACTTACCTATAGATAATGATAAGTTCATAAACTGGGAACTATACTATTGGGTTAAACCAGGCTTCACTACAGATTTCGCACTATATTCATTCTATCAGGATATTGATGGTGTTTATTGGAGAAGAGAACTACCTGCTATAATCAGAGATGAACCGGGCACGGGGCTACTTGATGCTAACGCAAAGCCTATTGATACGTATGGGTCAACTGGTGATTATGCGGTTGTAATATCTAATAATGAAATCGTATATTGGGTAAGATTAGAAAACGAATGGGTTGTTCTAGGTTCTCCAGACTGGCATAAAAACTGGCCTGTCGCAACATCAACTCAAAATCCATCATTACCTGACGGTAATGTTAAATTTACATTGGGTAATAAAGCAACAGCTAGAATTTCAAATTTAACACAAACATCTCCGGTCAGATTGCATGTTCACAATGATGATACGCATATACATGATGACCATATTATTTTAGATGGAAATAAAATAAAACTGACATTAGCACGTGGGCTAACACAACTTAATGACCAAATGTTTTATGTAAAAGAAATTTCTAAAGATGTTTATGAATTATATAATGATCCAGCAATGTCATCTCCTGTTGATGGTACGGCATTTAGTGCTTATGAAGATGGCGGTATTGTAGAGAGACAGGACGAACTAGAATTCTCTACAGTTGATGGTCTTGGAAATTCAAAATATGCTAACCTACAAGAGTTTGTAGATGAATTAAATCTACTAGGTGCTTCTATTGGAATATCAGCAACACTAGACGATGGATATGTCAATATATTTAATGATGGTTCCATCAACTCAGTTGTAAATCTGACAGGTTTTTCTAACTTGGGAATAGAAGATGGAAAATATAGAGCTAGGGATTTCTCACAAGGAGCTGATAGACCTAAAAATCCATTAGTAGGTGATACATTTGTTGACACAGACGAATTACGTGTTACACTTAATATAGGAAATAATACATATCAGTTAACAGATAAAGTATTTGATCCATATAATGTAGAAGTTAACCCATATGCTTTACGTTTTGTAAAACCAGATGAAGGTATACTACATGTAATTGAATACAAAACAAACTCAGAATTTACAACTCCGGATTGGGAACAGTATCTATTATTAGAAAATATTTTTATTCTTGGTAATTCAGAAGACATACATTATATTACTATAGATAAAGATACTGACTACTCCACGATTACTAACTGGTGGAGTGATAGAAACTCATGGTATCATTATGATGACATTAGAAAATATATCACAAGTCAAAACAAAAACTTTATTGAACAAGCAAAAAGACCGATCATTGAATTTGATAAGAGACTAGAACTTAGTGATGAAAGTGCTACAGCAACAGATTTTGCTGTGCCTACATTTAGACTTTATAATGATGAAGAACAGTATCAATCAGATTATAAAATTTTTCATTATGTAGAAGATGACGATGTTTTACAAGATCCATTTCTTGGAATCAAAGCAAAACTACAAGCAGGTGATTATGTAAGTGAATTCTTATTTAACATTGATATGCCAATTAATATGTCATATAAAATTGACGAAACATATCAACCTCTTTATATTCTTTCTGAGTTCGATTATAGAAACTTAAGACATGAGTATGGTTTCGGAACACATGAAAAATTAGAGTTATTACAAGAACCTAAAAACTTTTATACCATTGACGTTTATCTGGAAGGTATAAAACAAATAGGAAATTATACCTACAACGATAACGTCATTACATTCAATAAGCCAGTAGAAGGCTATGTGTACGTTGACTTCACAACACGTGAAAACGTTATCGTTGACGGTGATGGAACTTGGCAGCGTATCGATCCATCTATTGAATTTAATCCAGATAATTTAGACCATAACAATGTTGAAATGTCATTCTCAACAGTGTACGAACACTTGTTAAGAATTGTTGAGACAACAGAAGGCATTGAAGGTAACCCTAACGCTTCAAACACTTATAGAAAAATAGGTGATAATACAGACAAGTTAAGATTTAACAAGTTTGGTAGTGTTATGGTTAAGAATTCTATTGATATCACTAAAGCATATTTTTCAATCACACGTGATGACTATGATCCTTTCGCATCATTAGAATATATTTCATTAGCGTATGGCGGTTATAAAAACAAACTTGTAACGAACATTAGAGAAATTCTTAATGATCCAGACTCTGATTCTAAAACAGATGAAATAATTTTAGAACAAGCAATAGCAGAGATTGCGTTAGCGAAACGTGAAAGTATCAATGTGTTTGGCGGAAGCGATATGATTAATATCGGTGATACACCAAATCACTACATTACAGCTAATGTATCTCCAGTATCAGTTGGATCTAAAATTCAGTTTATTCCAGATAGTATCGCAACTGAAGTGGTTTACGATGAAAATATCAGCGTATTCATTAACGGTGTACTTGAGAAAAACTATACAGTTCTAAACGGCGTTGAAATAAGTTTTGAACGTGAAATGACAGCAGATGATGAAATCGAAGTAAGATATTATAAACTTATTAAAGAATCATTTATTCCTCCAAGTGCTACTAAGTTAGGTATACATACGTTGTATGATCCTAGATTCGAAGAAGATACAGAGTTTGAAACCGCTACAACATTCTTAGTTGGGCACGATGGTTCTAAAATGCCTATATGGGGTGACAGAACAGATAGTATCATGCTTATGTTTGAAAAGTTAATCTATAATCGTATAGACAAAACTACAGATAATCTAACAATGAAAAATATCAAGTATGGTATTTACCGTGATGCTACTATTGAGTATTCATTTAATGAGAAAAAATATACAATGTTCCCATTCTTTAAAAAGTGGATGGTAAGAAATAGTATTGACAATATTTTTAATACTGATTTTGATCCTGATAACTGGAAGACTTGGAACTATAGAGGTGTAAACGATAATACTCCGGGTAATTGGCGTGGATTGATGCATTATGTTTACAGAACTGAAAATCCATTAAAAGAACCTTGGGTAACAGTAGGCTTTAGTAGACCTCCTGAGGGGTTTGAGCTAGATGAACAGCGTTATACTACATATGAATTCTGGTCGAAGCTAAAAACAGATTACAATGCTTACTGGCCAATTCCACTAGACACTGATAATAATCTGTTAACAGTAGAAGAACTATTCTTTGGATCACAAATATCAACAGATGACATTCAATTCTTAGACCAAGACTGGGAGTTCGGTGACGGATCTCCTATCGAAATGGCTTGGAGACGTAGTAGTGAATTCCCATTCATTGAATTCTTATGTTCAATGATTATGAAACCGTTTGAAGTTATTGATAACTGGTCAGATGAACTTGATGCTATTATTTCTATCTATCATAAGCGTGAAAGTTCAGATGTTACAGAAATTAGAAGACAAAAAGATAGTTATCAGTTTAAGCTAGGTAGTAAGTTAGGTGGCTTT